CGCGCCGACGTGCCTCTCGTAGATCTTATGAAGATAGATTATTCGGGATACTCGAACGCTATCAAAGAATACATGACCAAAATAGGCAAATATCTCATGGATTTATACGATATGATGTCGAAGAACGACGCCATAAATGGGATCTTCAAGGATAACATAAAAATTATTTCTGTATTGATTGCCGTGGCAGCAGGTTCTTTTATTGTAAACGCCGGTATTTCCGCCATCGCGGTCGGCTTGATACTCATGCTGGTGACTAAAAATGCCAGCAAGCTATTTTAAATTCCGTAAAGTGTATGTCGATATAATGTCTATTTATATCGACAAACCACGTGTTGATCGACCAATCAATTTCTCGATGCTCTTCCTGGAGTGCAGAGCGACGGATCCTCTTTGCATGTCTTTTTTCGACCGAAAAGAAATTCTCCGAACGCGATCGTATCCGGCGCGCTCGTCGTGACCGGCATAGTATAATATTGTCGAGAACTACCTTCTTTTTCATACACATCGTCTAAATTCCTAAACAAACCTTTGTTAAAATTTCTGCGGATCTGTGACGCGACCCCCGGCTCGTCATAGCCACACGTAGGCGGCTTTCCTTCGTCGTCGAGAAGCGCTCCGACCGTTGCATTTCCAAAAGGATTCAGAGGATTCGATTTGTAGCACGTCTTCGTTTGGCGAGTCAGTGTTTTTGGTTTTATATTAGAATATGCCTCTTCGTGATTTTTTTTCTTGGCGCCAAGAGCGTACGCCAGCGAAATAATTACTATGATCGCAAGACCCAGCACGGCGTACATCGCATTAGATCTGATCAATGCTACCGCCAGAGAACAGTACAAGACCAAACGAACGAGCGAATTTACGCGTTCTGCATCCGACTGGTCTCTCGTAGGAATTATTTCGGATGGGCGATCGAAGAGTATTCTCAGATTCTCGAACCAAATAGGATCGCTGTAAAGAGTCTCTGATCTCATTCTTTATACTAACATAATACTTTATTTTTTTTAAAGTATTTACTTCTTGCGGTGCTTCTTGCCGGACTTCTTCTTCTTTTGCGGAGGCAGCATGTCCGGCTTTGCGTTCTCGAGCAACTTGAGCAAATCTTGCTCGTCGCCACCGCCATTCATCATGCTCGTCACCATGCTCATAAGCTCCTTGTTCGCCCCGCTGGTACCCCCAAGCATACCACTCATCATATCCGTAATTTGATCTGGATCGATGCCCAAACTTTTGGTCAGGGCCCCGATGTCTGCACCATCGAGAGACGAAAGATCGAGCGTTTGAACACGTTGCATGACTTCGTTGAGCATCGTCGGAACGTCCATGTTTCCCATAGCCATCTTGTCCGCAAATTCCATCGCCATATTTTCGATTCCAGATAGCAGCTCTCCCGACGTGTTTCCGAGAGTGCTCGCGAGCATGTGCAGAGTACTCAAATATTGCCAGATCGCGTCCTTGGTAACGTCCGACGTAGAATTCCACATCTCTTTGATAGCCAGCCCGGGGATCGTGACGGAATCGAACACGGTCTCGTCCTTCGCGAGGATCAGATCCGATTTGTCGCCCACGACCGTCATCATAAAATTCATGGGCGATTTGGGATCATCCTTCGTGAGCGAGTCAAAGTTTTTCGCACACTCGATCAACGTTGCGTTTTCCGGGAACACCTCGGACAGCTCTTTGACGAACTCGAGTGCCAGCGCGTTGAAGGTGTCTGCGATCATTATTATGGTATCCTATCTATGTCTCATATTATTTATGCTTTAATTTTACGAGCTCTATTCGCAATGACCAATATTTTACGATTTTTTACATAAGTGTAAATCAAACAATAAGCATTTTACGACCATCATATACGAGTTCATCATTCTTATCAACGGAACACATATAAAGAGTCTTCGTATTGGTGACGTCAATCATCTTGACTTTGTCTTCGGCGTTTGAGCCACAGTCGGGCGAAAGATCCATGCACATAAACTCCACCGGGACGACTGGCTTCTTAGTATCATCGAAGAATTTGGAAGGGGGAAACACCAAATCATATGAAAATGGATCAGAAGGCGTGCTATTCAACGGAGTCGTCAGAAGTTCAATGAATGTCAATGCACCTTTCTTGACCACGAAAGTTGTAGCACCAGTCGCAAGATAGTTGAAGCTCTCATTTGCATCGGGCTTAAAGTTCTTTATTTTGTCGTCTGAAGACTGATACACAAACATAGAAGGCTCGTAATCGCAGTTGTTCACAATGCTCACGATATCGAGATCGTTCTCAACGGAACACATAAATACTGTTGTCATGTCGCCCACATAGAATAGTTCGCGAGTCGGAATTCTGAGTTTAGAACAAAGATTTTCCTCGTCAAACTCGTCGCAGGTAAACTTCTCCGAACTAAGCCGCGAGCCATACTCGTCAAATATGACAGGAGAAGGAGTTTCCCAGACCTCTATATAAGAGTCATTCGCATCGTAACTCGAGATGCCGCTGGGAATAGTGTAAATGGCCTCTCCGATTTGATTGTCAAACCATGGATTAAACTTCGGCCCGGGCTTCGTGTAGAATTGTACTGTATATTTGCGATCGCAATTATTCACGATGTCTAAAGGAGACGCGAATGAACCGACGAACAGCCCGAAGAGAACCAGACACATAGACATCCGCATGATGAGGAGTGTTACAATTATGATGAAAGTTGTGATTTTATAGTTCAACTTGACGATATGATACCGTGGGCAAATGACACATCGTATCAATGTTCGGATTTAATAAAAAATAAAATACTGTATTATATAATGATTCTTAGCAAAACGGCGATGATGTTGATGGCGGCATTAATTATAGTGCTCATCGTAATTTTCTTTACAGTTTTCAGGAAACAAGAAAACTTCTCATTCGGCAACGTCTTCAACAAAATTAAAGACGTCGGCAAGAACGTCGGAGAAAAAATCGTCGACGTCGGCAAGAACGTCGGAGAAAAAGTTGTCGACGTCGGAAAAGACGTCGGATCCACGGTCAAAGACTTTACCCTCAATGTAACCGGGAAAATCGGCGACATGCTACCGGGAAGCGGCGGCTCTAAGGTCGAAGTTCGAGGCAAGATCTTCGACAAAAACTTTGTTCCTATATATGTATATCGCGAACGAGCGTCGAACGGGGCGTGGACATGCCCCCGCGGAACTGTCGATATGGGATCGAACGACGATAAGCAATGTTTGGCATCAGAATTGGGTCCTAGAATATGGAGAGACACCGGAAACGGCACCTGGAATTGGAAATGCGCGGAAGGAACTGTTCCAAATCCAGGCACGAACGAATGGAATCAACAGTGTGTTCGTGGTTGGACTCAAAGGAGATATATCAACGGAAAATGGACCTGCTATTCGACCGATGAAGATACTGGCATATCCTGGGACAACTCAGAGTGGTGGGCGTCCTGGAGACAATGTAAAAAAGGTGAATTTCCGTCTGTAACAACACGGATGTGGGACGGATCGAAATGGTCGTGTCCGCCGGGCACAGATGAGTTGTGGCTCGATTGGAAAGACGGGAAGGACGGATTCAAGCACTGTAAAATTCGCCCAGGAGGCTAATTGATTACATAGATATAAGACCATTTGAATTTGTGCGCAGTTTTACGTTCGCCACGAGCACATCTGGCAATAGTTGGTCCGTCTTTCTCCAAATGTCGTCCCGCTTCTCTTGCGGATCCGAACGATGCTATAAATGTGCCATCCAGATCATATTGATATATTCTTTTAGAACTGGGATGTTTATCGCCACTATTTGCTTCTCTATTCTTTTGTTTGTGTTCTTCGCTCTGCTTTCTTCCAAGTTGTGCTTCTCGCTTTTTTGTCTGGTTTCTTCGCTCTCTTTTTTTCCAAGTTGTGCTTCTCGCTTTTTTTGTTTTGTTTCCTCGCTATCTTTTTTCCCAAGACGTGCTTCTCTTTGTCTTTGTTTGGTTTCTTTGCTTGTTTTTTTCCCAAGACGTGCTTCTCTATTCTTTTGTTTGGATTCCTCACTCGCTTTTCCACGACTACCACCACCTTCTCTGAGATTATAACCCTCTGGTGATAGTGTCCCCATCAAGTTCACCAGCCATCTTTCGTGTTTGTTCAATTCTTCGTCCGGAACTTCATAATAGTCTATCACAAAGTTCTTCCACCCGTACTTCTGGATAGCACCAGAAATACCACGACATCCACTGTTTTTTCCTTGATGTTGTTTGAAGCGTTTTTTTATCGAACGAATAGTCTGCCCGATATACGTCTTTCCGCTCGGCGACGTGAGCGCGTAAATAAAGCCCATTGTTTTACATAATCCATATCATTTAAATTGTTTTTAGCGACGATATAATGTGACGATATGATCAGCGGCACAACATAATAAGCTGCTCGAGATACAACCAAATCGCGTTTTTCGTTCCATCAGAGAGCTCGTCGTTCCACAGATCCTTGAATCTGAATCCGGGAAATTTGAGGTGGTCGTACATCGATTCGTCGCGAGCTTTTATCTGAGCGGCAAACTTTCCTACGGTTTCGACGAACATCTTCTGTGGCTTTTTATAGTTGATCTTCACGAGTTGATCAAAGTTTTCTAAAGAAGCTTGAATGGCGTCGTTTTCCGGGAACACGTCGGTGAGATCTACCAGGAACGCGTGCATGACCACGTTGAAGCTCTCCGCAGAAGACATTGCCTTGTATACATATAATATTGTTAAATTAATATTGTGACGCGTCGATATAAGTCGATTAACAAAATGTTGGCATACTATAATGGCTATGACCATCTTGACGATCGAAAGCGTCTGTCACGATTCGCACGTGAGATTCCGAAAGAAGCTGTCTTCGAAACCAAATTACGTAGTCCCTCACGTGTTAGAATGCGCTCGATCGCTCACGCCTTCGTACATCATTTCGTCCGTGGGAAATTTTGCGAAAGAACTCAGGAACAACAGAGACAAGAGCCTGATATTCGTGTTTCCTTTTTCGTTGATGATGTTGAAAAAAACAGATACGTACGAAATAGTCGTAAAAATTCTCAAAACTATAGGGTTGTCAGACGAACATCACCAGACGGTCGTATGCATCGACGGAAACGTGAACAGCGCTCTCGAGGAAATGTTCGACTCCGAATCGTGTTCGATGACTATCGAGGAACTCGAAAATTTCAGGCTCGTCATATCGGGAAAACAACGCGATACCTATATGTTCATTTCCAAAGATGCCACCATCGTACGCCTATGATCATATCGTCATTTGATCCCGGTATTATATCGTCACTTTACCATATAAATAAAACTCATAGTATAGTACATCATAATGGATTTCCGCGATATCAGCCCGAAGAGCATCACATGGCGTCGCGGCGGCAAAGGCAGTATTTATGCGAATCGTTTCGGCGGAGAAAAAACTATCAAATTTCAGATTCCTAAAATGAATTGCAACATCGCAGTTCACTCTCCAGGCATGTTCAGAATGGAGCTCAAGCTGAGTCCGGCTATTCCGATCCACGCGCAGTTCATGGATTGGATCGCGGACCTCGAACAATCATCGCAAGGACCGTGGGGAAACGTGTCGAGGTCGTCCGCTATTTACAACAACGGCATCAGATTGATGTTTTTCTCCGATACGAACTGCTTCGATTCTTCCGGGGACATGTCGGCAGACTTCTTGAAGGCAAAGAGCGCGTCCGTAGTGTGCACGCTCACCGGTCTATGGCTCACAGACTCCAAATACGGGCTGAAATTCAAGGTCGACCAATTCAAATTTTTTGAGGAACCCATTCAATATGAAGATGTTGAAATTGAACCGGATGTTACACATACTTCGGCATGCATGTTTGTAGACGACGATTAAATACCGTTCCCGAATTTACGAATGATCTCCGAAATGCCCAAATAGATTCCGCCTGTAAGGACAGAAATAACGATCAGACCAGACGGAGTAAACTTGCCAGTCATAGCATCGACGGTCCAAGCAAGGCGCTTGGCGATGGCCGGTGCCCCCCACGATAGCAACGCGAACACAATCGACGCGACGAGTATGGCCGGCTTGATCTTATTCAAATCCATAGCAGGAAATGAAGCGGTATTCACGGGTGCAGGCATGGGCGCAGGCTCGACGGACTGGCGACGCTTCTTCCTCTCGACCGGAGGAGGGTTGAAAAACATAGGATCTGGCAACAACGAATTTACGACCGGCCCTTGGGAGATGCCCATACTGGGGGCTTGATGAAAATCGCCTATGGGAGCGGACTGTGGCATCGCTCCAGGGTACGTAGAGTTTTGGACGTGAAGCATTTCCATGGCACTTTCTGGAGGCGGCAGTTGCATTTGATTTTGCGGCATCTGCATTTGATTTTGCGGCAGTTGCATTTGCGGCATTTGTTGAGTCATTTGCGGCATCTGCTGCATTTGATTCTGACTCTGCATCTGTTTTATATCCATGTTTTTTATGAGATCCTGATACGACGACGGTATCGGCTGCTTGGAATTGTTATCGTTCATCATGGACATTGCCGGTGGTGGCAAATCAGAAACGAGCGTCGCATTCATCATCGAGTCGTCAGATGATGATGCCATAGTGTATCTTACGCTATTATAAAAAATATCAAAAAAATACGCAAAAAAAATATTTATTTACTATATACAATGATTCCCGTGAAACTTCAACTCGTGCTTTTCACTATCTTAGTTACCATGATCGTTAGCGCGCCCGCAACATATAAATTGACGGATATGTTCATCGGACAAAAATTAAGGATGCCATTCGTCGTGGGTGGAGCACCTTCTACGACCGGCATTTTCGTACACTCCCTTGTCGCTGGTCTGTGTATGTACATCTATCTATTGACGTTCCGCGTATAATTGGAGGCTAATTGAATCCGATGTGTCGATATAAAATTGTTTTCATATCGACACATAACTTATATATACGTTCATATCTTCTATTACATTAGAAAATGGCTCCGATCATCGTCGCTATCGATGGTCTGATGGGATCCGGCAAAACGACGCTTCTGGATAATCTCAAGCGTCTCGGGTTTGCCGTCATAACGGAACAAACTCACACGTGGAAGTTTCTATCTAAATTTTACGAAAATCCTAAAAAATATTCCCTGGCTCTCCAAGTAGAAATTTTATTGTCATTCAACGATTATATATTCCAGGAAGACGAAGAAATTGTTTTCGTAGAGAGATGCCCGCAGGTGAATCATTCGGTCTTTGGAAAGATGCTGGTATCCGATGGGATCTTGTCGGACGAAGAGATGTCCACATATGTCGACGTATATAATCACCTGGACATATGGAAACCAGATCACTATATCTTTTTGGAGTGCCCGATAGACGTCACGATGGAAAGACTGAAGAAGCGCAACGAGAAGAACATCATAACGCAAGAGTACATGAAAAGACTCCTGTATTTCTATGAGGTCTTCAATAAATATGCCAAATCACACGTTGTAGATGCCACGGTATCCGAGGAAAATGTTATGCACGACGTGCTCGAACTCGTCAAAAAACTCATTTCTTAACGTTCTTCTTCGCATTCTTGTTCTTGTTCTTGTTGTTAGTGTTGTTATTTGAGGTGTTATTGTTGTTATTCCACCACTCGTTCCAATTGTTGCCATAATTATTATTGTTCCAGTTATTCCATTCCCAGTTATTGTTATTGTTATTGTTGTTGTTGTTATTGTTGTTGTTGTTGTTATTGTTGTTATTTCTTCTCGTGTTGTTCACCTTGGTTTTGGATGCGCCGACTCCCATTATACTTAATCAAACATTTTTATTTCTTTGTAATAGAAGATATCTACTAATTTCCGGACGGACTGCTTGTCCTGATATGTAACGTTCACGTCCAGTCGGATATTTTCTACTTCGTGTTCTATCACGCCGGCCAAGAAATAAAACACGACTCCGGATACCTCTGTAAATCTCGAGAGATAATTCCTTCCGGTTTCTATTAGGTGAGCACCGTCCTCTGGAACCAATTGGTTGAGATTTATGTCCGGATGTGCTATTTGATACAGCATCAGATTCATGCTGTCCAAAAGAACCTCATTTTGCTTACCGTTTCTCGCGAGCAGATCTCTAATTTCATCTACGGCTCTACACTGGCGAACTTCCAGGTTGCGATGATATATCTTTGTTTCGAGTTCGGGAACGTCCAACGAAAAATCTGCTTTTCTAGCGGTGTTCGAGGTGGCGAACAAGAACGCTGCGCCAGCCATCATGGCCGCTGCATATACGATATCCATTAATATAAATGTTATAAAAATCCGTTAAGTTTATTATCCGTCGTGATCTTGTCGATCGCTTGCTCCGTGTGATTCTCCATCTTCCCCTGACAAAATTTCACGTCGTCGGGAGTTTTGTTATGATACGCCGGAGGATTTGTAACTCGCAATTTCGCAGCCTCTTGTAGCGTCGTCTGTTTTTTGTTCACCCCGCGTTCCGTGTCCAAGAATTTCGACACGGAATTCACCGGAGCCTTTCGCCACAGCGCGTCGACGGCTTCGTGCGTGTACGTTTGTATGGCTTTCTTTTTGGCCATGACGCGTTCCGAGCCGTCCGGCATCTTTTCTACGATTTTGTTATTTCGTTCGACGAGAGCGCCGGGCAACTTTTTCGCGTCTCGGGTGAACATCAGCATCTGACCGGGCAGCGAGAGGATTTCTGACGAAGACTTGTATCCTAATCTATCCAGGGATTGCGCGTAATGTTCGAAGTCTTCCTTGGTCGTCCGCTCCGGCAGCACCAGAGTCACGTTCGTGATGTTGTTCGTGATGTTATCTCCGTTGTGAGTGTTGGCGTTGTTGCCAATGACGTTTGTCGCGGGAGATGTTTGGCCGAGTGCTGCCAGATGGTCTTCTTTCAAAACAAATTCTACGTTTCTTTTTGATAATGTTTTGCCATTACATTTTTTAGTTTTAGAATGTTGACACGCTTGATGTGAACTGATTGTTTTATAGCCACAGTCACACGAATATATGACTCCTGGGATATAATCAATCATATTTATGATGTAAGAAAGGAATATTAAGTTAATAATTTAGATATCTAAAAATGAGATATCTAAAAATATTTTTTTTTATTTCATGATTTTTTTCCGTACTGGAACATTTACATGGGTACTACTTTTCCACGAATTCATAAAATACTTCTCTGGCGAGTGAAACATTAGAAATCATTTCGGTATTAGACTCCATACATCCGGCTTCTCTCATTGATTTCTTCAAAGCGGCTTCGTCGGCGATTATATCGCTAGAGAAATAACACAAAATATCCGGTTTTCCAAAAATAGAATATCTCGACTTCAATTTCTTGACGTCGGTATTCATCGTTCGGCCAATTTTGCCACGGTCAGGAACATCCTTATCGGTGATAAAATATATGATTCCATCTTTGAACACACCGCCGAGATCATCTTCGATGACATCCTCGTCGATATATGCTGATCTTGACATCTTGGCAAGCGCTCTCCTGAATTTTCCATCCATGGCACCCAGCGATGTCTTAAGATTTTGATTTGAACTCTTCAGTTGCGATACTAATTGTGCGTGTTGTTCTCTCTCCTGGTTCAACACTGTTGTTTTGATCGTTGTATATTCATCACATAATTTTTGAGTAGCAAAGTGTTCTGACTTTTCTATAAATTCTTTTATTTCGTCGTTCATTTTGTGTCCGCATAAGATTTTTTTATGTCTGCTGGCATTTCCAGGATGTGTTGATTCAAATCCGCAACCACATGAATATATGTGAAATTTATAGATGTTAAAATCCATTGTTATTTTATATGATATTGTTATAATCATTTGTATATTTATATCATTGAGTGACAATATAAGATAATTGTCATTTACATTCATGTAACATTCCGGCCGGCACGAAATGGAGTACATGGACTCGAGGGCAGTTTGTCGATACGGAGATGTATATTGACCAAAATAATTTGGGGTATCCCGAAAATATTTTTTTTTATTTCATGATTTTTTTTCCGTACTGGAACATTTATTATAACATTCCGGCCGGCACGAAATGGAGTACATGGACTCGAGGGCAGTTTGTCGATACGGAGATGTATATTGACACGTTGACCAAAATATTTTAGATATCTAAAATATTTTTTATTTCATATTTTTTGTTTCGTTTGTTAAATGACTTGATTGTCGATATGTTTCACGAATATATGTATCCGGAGATAATTGTTCATATTTATGTAATAATATAAAACTTTTGTTATACTATAAAACATGGTTGAAACTATGCTTAACCCTATCACAGGTAGATATGTGGCTGTGAACGGAGCAGTTGGTAAAAAATTACAAAAACTTAGTAAAGAAAATATTGATAAACTAACTAAAGAAAGAAACAATATATTATCGAATAAACTTTCGTATACAATGGTCAAACAAATATTTTCTAAGATTAAAAAAAATAACAACGACCGCGAACATTTTAACGTAACAAACAATAAATCATTGTTATATAAGGCGTTTTACGCATGCCAAGAAAGAGGAGATAATGGAAAAATAAATAATGTAAGAGAAAATTATGTATACAAGTGTTTGAGATACATTTGTAATAACACTAGTAAAAATACTTTGGAACTTCCAGAAATATTTGATAATCTCTACGACTGTTTAAAAAATTCAGGATTTATTCCAATAACATATGTAAAATTGATTGGTGGTCTTCATAAGTCACACGATTTTGAATTACGTATAGGGAAATCGCCCAAAATATTTAATGTAGAATTCAAAACAAATTCATCTTGCAAAGAGAAATTTGATGAAAATAAGTTTAAAAAATTCCCTTGGAGTAGCGGAGTTGCTATTGCAGAGTTTCCTTTAAGTAAAAAAAAGATAATACAAGGAAAGTCCGCGGATGATTATTTGATAGATTGGTATCAGTTTGGGCTTCCTTCTTTGATAAGCAAATTAGGAGTCGTTGTTGATATACCAAATAAAAATACATATATTAGAAATGCTTCTAAAATGATAACAACAAAATCATCCGAGAAGTATGCGGCAATATTTAAAATGCTGAAAACAGAAACAAAAAAACAGGAGCAATTCAAGATAATATCAGCACATGTAAAAAGTTTTACAAATAATTATTTACGAAAAAACACCGTAGATACACAAGTTATAGAAGATATCCTGAACCAAAAGCTGAAAGAAAAAGACGCCTGGATTACTTGGAGGACACAACAACAAGTATTTTCGGCCGTTCTTGTTAAAGATCTGCGTATATCTGTAAAAAAGATAGAAACTATAGAATCAAATATAGATACAAAGGAAACTCTAACAATATATAAAGTAATATGCGATATTTCAAATAATGGTAATAATTATGAGGGAGCATTCAGCGTTTTCTTGAGATGGTCTGGTGGTACGGGTATATCTAATCCAGTATGGTCCTTCAGATATGCTAAATTATGAATATAATTACACATGCTATAACAATCCGGCTGACACAACATATAAATTCGTGATCAATATAAAATTTTATATCGACACGTTGACCACCTCAGATCGTGCCTATTAGACTTCTCCGCATGTGTAATTCATTATTAAGATTTCTGTGGCCGATGATATGTTCTTATAGTCGGCGTCTTTGCCGCTCCTCGTTGCCGAGCTTTTGTATACATTCCGCCTGTGCCATCTGAACTTCTCGGGTGGATATAGCATCTTCAGTTCTGGAAAATCGTAATAGCTCAATGCGAACCTCCCCTTGATATCTGACAATAAAGCCGCAAGCTCCGCGTGTTTTTCTCTGGAGAAATCACTTGTGTAGTAGAACTCCTTTTTGAAATACGGAGGGTCGATGTAAAAAAATGCCCCCGGTGCGTCATACTTCTTAATCACCTCTACGCAGTCTTTGTTTTCTACTGCGTATATGCTTTTGAGACTCGTTAGTATTTTTTTATTGGTCAGTTTGCGTTTCAATGTTTCGTATTTGCTCGGGTACTTTCCTCCAGACTTCAAGTCTGTGAAATACGACACGTTTTTAGCGCTCAGAGGTGTGCCTGAAAATATCTGAGTTTGAAGGTACAAATACTTTGTTGCTAGTATAAAGTCTCCCATCGAAATGTCATCCCAGTTTAAATCTACGAAGAGTTCTTTCTGGAACGCCTTGTAGATGTCTATATTTGATGATGGTATCTTGTTCATTTCTAATATCAGTTGTTCAGGGCTCCTGAAACATTCAAAGACGTTCGCAAGAAGTGGGTTAAGGTCGTTATACACTGTTTGCTTCCCAAACGCTTTCGTGTTCTTAACCGTCAACCATCCCGCGCCGCCGAATACGTCTACGAAGATTTCAAAATCGTCTGGGAACAGCTCGACTATCCATTTTGCGTGATGCGATTTACCCCCGATATATGGAAACATATAACACGATGTAATATATTTTATTGGGAAAAAAATGTATTTTAAAGGGCGGTTTGTCGATATAAAAAATCATATCAACACGTTGGCCAAAATAATTTGGGGTATCCGAAAATATTTTTTTTTATTTCATTATTTTTTTTCCGTACTGGAACATTTATTATAACATTCCGGCCGGCACGAAATGTATTTGGTCTCGAGGGCGGTTTGTCGATACGGAGATGTATATCGACACATTGTAAATACTCGAATATGATGTTTACAGCGGGTACAAACTGCGGATGTCTTCGTAAAACCGTTTCGTGTCTTTTTCGTCTACGATTTCCATTGCGTGTTTGATTTTTATGGCTCTATGGATTTCCTCGGGAGTCGGAACGTACGGTTCTTTTCTCGGGATGAAGAACAGCGTCAGTACGAAGCCTATGAACAACACGAGCATCCACACGAGAAGCATTATTACATAGTTTAAAATATTTTTATATAATAATGATAGCCGACATCATCAAACAAATCAA